GGATTTCAGTGAACGGGTTAACGGCAACCTCGTGCGTTTTCTGCATACGTTTACGGATTGCCGAGAATAAGTCTTATCAATCTATCGTAGGCAGTTTCCGCTTTCGCTATCATCTTGACCACTGTCTCCCGTGTTGATGATGCTTACTACCTTCAATACCACAAACGCCCCAATAGAAAAGGACGCAACCTGGCTAATTATCGCAGGAAGGCGCAAAACGGTAATAACTGCTACTAGAGCCACGCCTAGAATGATGTACCCCGCAAAGATACCTATATTACTTTTGAGTGTCACTTTTACACCTTTTCGCGTGTACCTGTAATCACTTTGAACATCTCATCCTCCGCATTCAGGTTAACCAGTGCGCTAGAATCCACGAGGACGGCAGCGCCGGATGCGTTCACGACGAACAAAGTATCTGGGTCCATTCTACCAGAAAATAGCAAACTGTAGGGGTTGGGAACGGCGGTATGAAAAGTGGCGAAACGTAACCCTGTTTTTCGTTTTGTAACAATGGTCACGGGGAAAAGTGTATTGCTCATAAGGGGATATTCTCCGTTTGTGGGGTAGATCAATTATAGATCAATTGTCCGTAAATTAAAACGCTGAATTTCGTAAACAAAGCATCAATTTTATATTAACTTTTTATCAATAGACACACTTGTTAAAACAAGAATATTTGTGCTACAATAAACGCAATATTGAGCGCCTTGAGCGCCGCAACGTATATTTAACGAGAACGCCACAGAGTGTCTAACATTCTGTGGCGTTTTTTGTTTGGGGCAAATGTGAACGAAATCGACCATAGGCCAACGTTAACCAATCGCATATCCCGTGTTGTCCGTGAACTGGTAGACACGCCGCCGCGCATTGTCAAGCACTGGAGTATCCGCTGGCGCAACATCAGCCCGACGAAAGACATCGGGCGGGTGGGGTATGGCTTTTGGGATCGGGCGCGGCATGGCAAGGCGGCAGGCCTAGAGATTTCCGGCCTGCTGCTCAAGCCACTGGAAAGCAAGATAGCCAGCTATGTGCTTGGTGAAGCCCCAACCTTTAAACTTCAAAACAAGGATGCCGAAATTAGCCTGAATACGTGGATGGCTGACCAGCATACCGACATACTGGAAACCTATCAACACGCGCTTGGGTTAGCTGACTTCTATATCATCTTTAATGGCGATGGCACGATCACCCCGAAACCTCCCGACATCGCAACACAGATAGTAGACCCAACCGATTACAGCAAGATCATCGGTTGGACGTTTACCGAAGTCATCCCGCATCCCGAAAGTTTGTCCACGATGCGAATAGAAGACTCGTATACGGCACTAGAGCGCGTCCGCGTGGTAACGGTTAACGGGAAAACGGCAACGACGGTTTACCCAAATCCGTTGAAACGGATACCTGTCGTGCATGTAGCGAATAATCCGAGCGCGAATGAAGTATTTGGTAGGCCGGAAGGCGAGGCGCTTGTCACCCTGCTGCACAAGTACGGGGATGTGATGGACGCTGCGATCAAGGGAAATATCCGTCAAGGTCGCCCAACCCCCGTCATTGAAAAGATGGGCGACGCTCAGCAAGTCGAAAACTTTTGGACGCTCATGGGCAAACGGCAGAATCAGACGGACGACGATGGCACGACGCACGAATACACCGAAGTCAATTTTGATGCTGACCTGCTTGTCACCCTTTGGGGGGATGCAGTGTTCAACTGGAAATCTCCATCCGGCTTTATTGGCGAAACAGAAAAATTACTCGGTCTCCTGTTTTACTTGTTGGTAGAGCATACCGAAGTCCCTGAATACGTGTACGGGAATGCGATAGCCAGCAGCAAGGCATCCGCCGAAGCGCAAGCCGACCCGTTCCATCGCTTCATCCAAAAGAAACGCGGACAGGCTGCGGGATGGCTGACCCAACTCGCCGCCCTACGGGTCGCCTATCAAGGCTTGATTGACTCCCGCCAGCGCACGGATGAGCTACCGACGGTTAACTGGAAACCGTTATCACAGGAAGCGGCGGCCTTACGAGTTGAGGCAGCAACGGCAGCGCGACAAGACGGCAGTATAGACCGTGCAACCTACCTAGCCCTCCTGCCGCTGGACATCGAAGACCCGGCGGCGGTAGTTGAGAAGGCCAAACAGGAAACCGCTGATGAGGCGGACGCAATGCGCGACCCAACGGAAACCGCAATCCAGAATTTGTTAACCAAGCCGGAAACGGCTGACAACGCCCTATAAGGCATAAACAGGAGTAGTAAGAAATGGCAAACGCAATGTATGGTAAGGGTCGTGAGGGATTTGCAAACGCGGCTGTCAATTGGCTATCTGACGACATTCGCTGCATCCTCATTGATGCCGCTGATTACACACTTTCGATTGATACGCACGATTTTTTAGACGACATCCCGGCTGGCGCACGAGTCGCAGTTTCCGGTAACTTGGTAAACAAAACCAATGTGCTGGGTGTTTTGGATGCTGACGACGTGACGTTTACCAGCGTGACTGGCGACCCGTCGGAAATGCTGGTTTTTTATAAGCATACGGGTGTTGAGGCAACCAGTCGCCTGCTGGCGAATTTCGACACGGCGGTGGGGCTTCCGGTAACACCTAACGGCGGCAATATTACGATCACCTTTGATTCGGGCGTAAACAAGATTTTCAAACTATAGCCCGTCTCGTTTGGAAGAGGTGACTAATGGCATCTGGGGAAACACTTATCGCTTGGAATGCGTGGGACGGTTATCCGCCGTCCGCTAACTTCGCTACCCAAGACTTCCGTAACGGGCATCCCGTGATGGACTTTGATGATACGACTGATGAAACGCTGATTTTCGTCGGTATCATGCCGCGTCACTATGCCAACGGTGGGGTGACAATTACGTTGATTTGGATGGCAACAACTGCGACCTCAAATACATGTCGTTGGGAAACCGCCTTTGAGCGCGATGAAGACGGCGGGACGGACTTGGATGCCGATTCCTTTGCCACTGCAAACAGTGCGGGGGGTACAGCACCCGCTACCAGTGGCGCAGCGCGTTATACCACCATCGCGCATACCAGCGGCGCACAGATGGATTCCGTCGCGGTAGGCGAGCGTTTTCGTTTACTTGTACGCCGTGACGCAAACGGGACAACGGGTACGGATAACGTGAGCGGGGATGCGGAGCTCCTTAACGTAGAAATCCGAGAGACGTAGCTCATGGCACGAGGTTTCGGGACGACTTTTGGCGTTGGGTCAACAGATGCCTTAACGCTCGGCGAAACCGTCAACAATGGTGTTGTCACTGTTTCGGCAGTCGTTTTCCGTAATGGCGGCGGCGGCGGCGGAACGGGTCGCGTCTTCAACAAAACCAGCGAAATGAATATCAGTGTGCAGTCGGGAACCAGCCGACTGCGTTTTTTGCGTAACTGGACTTCGGGTAACGGGGAATGGGAAGCGACCACTACTACGATTGACACGGGGTCTATTTACCATGTCCTCGTCACCTATAATTCCGGGTCAACTGCAAACGACCCCACCATCTGGATTAACGGCACATCGCAGTCAATAACGGAAATCGCGGCTCCAGGTGGCACGAGAACGTTTACAGGCAATGCCTACGTCGTGGGTAACACTTCTGGCGGCACAGGAAACTGGGATGGCTGGTTAGCTGAATTCGCAGTCTGGACACGCATCCTGAGCGCCAGCGAAATTAGTACACTGGCGCAATTTGCTGCCCCAATGCAGATTCCTAGCGGCCTATTCTTGTATATGCCATTGGTGCGCGAAGCGAATAACTTAGAGAATAATAGCGTCACGACGGTGACGGGTACAGCGGTGCAGCCGCATCCGCGCATCATCCCATTCCGGTCATCCGCGCTTAAAATCCCGTCGCTGCCGATCACCCAAGTTTTATCCCCAACAGGTATCGCATCAGGTGAAGCGTTTGGGGCGTTGACCGTCACGACGGGCAATGTCAATATCGCCCCAACGGGTATCGCATCAGGTGAGGCGTTTGGAACGCTGACCGTCACAACGGGCAATGTCAGCATCGCCCCAACGGGTATCGCCAGCGGCGAAGCGTTTGGGACGCTGACCGTCACAACGGGCAATGTCAATATTGCCCCGACGGGCATCGCATCAGGTGAGGCGTTTGGAACGCTGACCGTTACGACGGGCAATGTCAATATCGCTCCAACGGGCATTGCATCAGGCGAGGTGTTTGGGACGTTGGCCGTTACGACGGGCAATGTCAATATCGCCCCGACGGGTATCGCATCAGGTGAAGCGTTTGGAACGCTGACCGTTACAACGGGCAATGTCAATATCGCTCCAACGGGTATCGCATCAGGCGAGGCGTTTGGGACGCTTACGGTTACGACGGGCAATGTCAATATTGCCCCGACGGGCATTGCATCAGGTGAGGCGTTTGGGACGCTAACCGTTACAACGGGCAATGTCAATATCGCCCCGTCGGGTATTGCCAGCGGCGAGGCCTTTGGGACGCTGACGGTTACGGTTAGCACGACGATTACAGTTAGCGGCATCCCATCCGGTGAAGCCTTCGGAACGATCACCGTCACAACTGGCAACGTGAGCATCGCCCCAACAGGTATTGCATCAGGCGAGGCATTTGGTAATGCAGTCATCACCACTGGCAATGTTGACATCGCCCCGACTGGTATTGCATCCGATGAAGCGTTTGGGACGCTGGTAGTCACGACTGGCGCTGTAAATATTGCACTGACGGGTATCGCATCAGGTGAAGCGTTTGGGAATATCCTCGTTACGGTTGGCAATGTTGACATCGCCCCAGAAGGTATCCCGTCATCAGAATCCTTTGGGGCTGTCACAGTCACGACGGGTAACGTTGATATCGCGTTAACTGGCATCCCCAGCGGTGAAGCCTTTGGGTTGCCGACAGTCGCACTCAGCAGCGTAAGTATTAGACCCATCGGCATCCCGTCGGGCGAAGCATTTGGGGCGTTGGTTGTCACGACTGGCAACGTCAATATTGCGCCCATCGGCATCCCGTCGGGCGAAGCGTTTGGCCTGTTCACTGTAGACATTTACGAGGAAACAGGGACGGCGACCTTGAGCGAAGCACGAGTCCATAAAGCGATAACGAGCGAAGTGATATGACAACACAAACAGCGCAGATTTATGATGTCGGTGACTTGGTGACGTTAAAAGTCAGCTTTCGCGTTGGCACGATCAATACTGACCCGACAGTTATAACCCTGAAAGTCAAGAATCCTATTGGCTTAGTCACCTTGTACACCTATGGCGTTGACAGCGGATTGCTTCGTAATGCGATTGGGGACTATCAGTTTGACCTCATCGTGGATACCGAAGGGGATTGGTGGTATCGCTGGCAGGGGACTGGAAGCTGTGTGGCAGCAGAAGACCGTCGTCTTTATGTGCGCGACAGCGTTTTTATATCCTGATGAGGGCTGATTAAGTGGCGATTATTAATATATTTCCCGGTGATAGTTGGACAACCAAGTTCAATACATCCGCCGTTGGAGATACGATAAACATCAAAACAGGTGTGCATCGCGAGCAAACAGGTTCGCCAAAAGCAAACCAGATTGTTCTCTTTGAAAAGGGCGCTGTTGCCAACGGGTCACGGGTTTTTTCCTCGTGGACGGTTGCCGGGGCAACTTGGTACACGACGGGCGTAAGCCGCTCGGTGCAGCAAGTTGAGACCATGGGGGCGTTTACGCCAAGTCAGCCGGGGTATCGTGCAGCGTGGAACATTGATGTCTATATTGATAATGTGCCACAAGTCCACGTCACCACAGAAGCGGCGGTCACAAGCGGTACGTTTTGGTATAACCCATCGAATAGTCGCGTTTATATCGGCATCAATCCCTCTGGCAAAGTAGTTGAAGTCTCCTACACGGTTTTCTGTTTGAACTCAGGTGAAGATGGAATCACCATCAAAGGCGGTCTCGTTGAGAAGTACGCTTGTCAGCGCCAGAATGCCGCACTCGATTTTGAACAGGGCACGAACACGCTTATCGAAAATGTGACCGTGCAGCTTTGCCACTGGAAGGGCGCGGCGGCAAATCAGGGCAGTCGGTTTATTAACTGTCGATTCCTACGTATGGGGCAGATGGGGTTCGGCGGTACGGGTAACATCCTTGTGCAGGGATGTGAAACCGCCTATAACAATTATGCGAAGTTTGAAGAAAACTTTGAAGCAGGCGGCTGTAAAATTGGCAACTCATTTCAAGCGGTGCTGCGCTCAAATTGGGCGCATCACAATAACGGTCCCGCTTTATGGTTGGATATTAATAATCGTGAATACATAGTAGAGCATAACGTTTGTAACGACAATTCGCGGCACGGCATTTATATTGAAATTAGTTTTTACGGTATTGTAAGGAATAATTGGTGTGGGATGAATGCGCCTGATGGGACGGGGGACGTATTGAGTCCCGGCGCTTTAGCTGCCCAAATCCGTGTCGAATCGTCAATGGATGTGGAAGTCTACGATAATATATGCGTCGTCCCTGCACAGCATGACGGTTTACGGACAGCGGGTATCGGGGTCACAAACACAGCCCGAAACTCATCAAGCGTATGGTCGTCCACCTATGGCGCGTGGCTGTCAAAACGAAATGTCGTAAGAGACAACGACATCTACTACATGGGTGACGGTGAAAGCGGCATGAGGGCGTGGACGGACACCAGCGCGTTCTATACCAACAGCCCAACGGGCCCATATAACAATCGCTGGTTTGGTAATCGTTACCACCGTTTAGGCGGATTCACAGCGAATTATTTTCAGTGGGGTAACACGTCGGGTAGCACACTCCGCGTTCCGTTGTCCACATGGCAAGGTTACGGATTCGATAGCACTGCCAGCGGGTCAACAGTGGATACCGCCGTCACGTCGTCAACGGATGACATCCCCCCAGTCACTGTACGCGGCTCGATGGAATACCGTGATCGGATTTTGTCCACGCTCCCGACCAACCTCATCCGGTATTACCCGCTGGATGATACCAGCGGCGTAACCGTTAAAGATCAAAGTAAATATCAAGTGAACGCCGTCGGCGCAAACCTACTACTAAACCAGTCGGGTATCGGTGACGGACGCAGCTCAATTGACTTCACCCGTGACAACGGCGGGACTCTCGGCAGTTACATCAATCTGCTCGGCTCATCATTTAATACCGACTTTGACCCTAACGAGTTTACAGTCCACTTTTGGGCTAAACTTACCACTGCGTCGGCATCTGATACAACAACCCATCGCTTTGCCTACATTGAAGGCAATAACGTGTGGCTTCAGATGCAAAAGATATACAGCGGTTCAACCCCTAAGTGGCGTATGGCGCTTGACCTCAACGGGGTTAATGTTGCCACGTATAGCGATAACAACCCGACAACGGACTGGACACGTTGGACAATGGCACGCTCCCAAAAAGGGGCTGACGGGTTAACCACTGGGACGGACGGCTATCTCAAAATATACAAAGACGGGGCGCTGGTATCAAATACCGTCAACAGTGCTTTTGTCAGCAGTAACACGTTTACAAAGGCGCTTTTAGCCTCTTTTAGCGCGACCACCTCATCCGGCTCGGATTGCAACTTGCAGCACGTCGCAATTTGGAATCGTGCGCTCACAGATGCAGAGGTTATCAACTTACAGGACATCAATGATGCGCCCAAAGTTATTAGCATTGCCAAACAATTTTACTCAGAAGGCCAAACGATTAGCCTGAGTATTCAGGCATCGGATAACAACCTCGTTAACACGCTATCGTATACCAGCGACAATCTGCCTACAGGACTGGTTATCAGCGCGGCAACAGGCGTTATCACGGGTACACTGACAAACGCGACATCAGGTTACTGGACATCCACGATCCGTGTTTCGGATAACGGTTCGCCTGTACGCATGACCCCGTTAGCCCTAGAATGGGTTGTGGCAGACGCGAACATTATTCAGTTGACGGGCATCGCATCCGGCGAAGCGTTTGGGGCGTTGACCGTCACGACGGGTAATGTCAATATTGCCCCAACGGGTATCGCCAGCGGCGAAGCGTTTGGGGCGCTTACCGTCACGACGGGTAATGTCAGCATCGCTCCAACGGGCATCGCCAGCGGCGAGGCGTTTGGAACGCTTACGGTTACAACGGGCAATGTCAATATCGCTCCAACGGGCATCGCCAGCGGCGAGGCGTTTGGAGCGCTGACCGTCACGACGGGCAATGTTGACATCGCTCCAACGGGCATTGCATCCGGCGAAGCGTTTGGGACACTGGTTGTCAGTCGTTCAATAAGTGTTACGGGCATTGCATCCGGCGAAGCGTTTGGAGCGCTGGCGGTCACAACGGGCAATGTGAATATTGCGCCAGCAGGCATTGCATCCGGCGAAGCGTTTGGCACTGCGATTTTCAACGCTGGGTTGGTACAAATTGCCCCGTCGGGTATTGCCAGCGGTGAGGCGTTTGGAGCGCTGACCGTCACGACGGGCAATGTTGACATCGCTCCAACGGGCATTGCATCCGGCGAAGCGTTTGGGGCAGTAACGGTCAACACAGTTACGACGGTTACGGTTACTGGCATCCCCAGCGCGGAAGCCTTTGGGACGCTGATTATCACCACTGGCAATGTTGACATCGCCCCGACTGGTATCCCATCCGATGAAGCGTTTGGAATTGTCACGGTCACGACGGGCGCTGCAAATATTGCGCTGACGGGTATTGCATCCGGTGAAGCCTTCGGCAATGCGGTCATCGCTACAGCAGACATCACGATTACGTTGGCTGGTATCCCATCAGGCGAGGCATTTGGTAATGCCGCCATCACCACTGGCAATGTTGACATCGCCCCGACTGGTATCCCATCCGATGAAGCCTTTGGCGACGCAGCATTCACGACTGGTAATGTCAATATCGCCCCGTCGGGTATTGCATCCGGTGAAGCCTTTGGGCATATGCTCGTGGATTACGAAGGCGTTGATCTATTCCCGGATGGCATCCCGTCGGGCGAAGCATTTGGGGCGTTGGTTGTCACGACTGGCAACGTCAATATTGCGCCCATCGGCATCCCGTCCGGCGAATCGTTTGGGCTGTTCACTGTCAACGCGCCCGGACGCAAAGGGATTACAGTGACTAGCGAAGTTCTAACCCACCGCGCCGCCGTTGTCCTCACACCCATTCAGGCTGCCGCTAGCTTTGATAGCGGCGATCTACTGACGTTGCAGGCCACGTTCACAGTTAACGGGATTAACGTAGACCCAGTGCAGGTCAACTTTTACACGATGAATCCGGCAGGCGTGGTCGCGGTTTACGTTTACGGCACACATAGGACGGTACGTAAACTGAGTACGGGGCGCTATCAAATCGCGCTGGCGCTGGCAGCGGAAGGCGATTGGCACTGGCGCTGGCAAGGGGTAGGCGACTGTACAGCCGTGATAGATGGTCGGGTTTATGTCCGAGATGGAGTATTTTGATGGCTGAAATCGCAGGGACTAAAGCATTAGGGTTGGCACAGGTAGGCTTTAAACGGGACTTTAAAGCGCTTCTGCAACCTGTCATCACGCAAGCATCCGGTTTACTAGTACGCGCCGCCGGAAACAACGAGAACAAAATCCCAAAAGCCGCCGAAAAACAACTTGTGACCGCTATTGGGGAATCGGTGCAGCGCGTATTTGTTGGCACGGATGGCAGAAGCGCGTTTGCTGACGACGGGGTAACAGCGATTGCGCCCTATCCCGCTGCGCTCAATACGTGGTATGCGCTCATCACCGCCGAGATTGTCCGGACAAGCGCGAAGTCGATGAAGGCCGTCATCAAAGACGATGCCGTTTACCGTTGGTTGGCAGCGGCGCAACCACCTGAAAACGCCACCGTTGGCGGTGTAAGCGAGTTAACCGTCAGCGCGAGGACGACTGCTAACTTCGTGCGAGACAGTCTACTTGAGTACGATCCTATGCACTTTTTCGTAAACCCTGTAGACGGGTATCGTCTATCAGATCGCATTTGGCAGACCAGTTTACGGACACGGACACAAGTAGATGCGCTGCTAGCGGAAGGCATCCGCAACGGTGACGGGTCGCTTCGGTTATCGCGGCGGCTCGAACAATTCTTATTACCCGGCGCTGCACCCGTCCGTACATCACGCCCTTACGGGACGGATGCAAGCTACAGCGGTATGCGGTTGGCGAGAACCGAAATCACGGCAGCGGGAGGCAGATCAACGATGTTGGCCGGACGACTGAATCCGTATGTGACGGGGATAACGTGGCGGCTTTCACTTAGCCATCCACGTAGTGATATTTGCAATGGCTTGGCAGCGGGTAGCCCGTATGATTTTGGCGCAACACCTTCCTATCCAGCGCACCCTCACTGCCTTTGTACGCTTGTCCAGAATGTCACGACCACCCCCGCGCAGGTGACTAGTGACCTTCGAGAACTTATGGAAAACGGTCAACCCGCGCCCTTGACTCCGGCAAACGCGGAAGGCTTGTTATCGCTCATCTTGGGTGCTGCGCTCTACGGGTTGCTTAGGGGTATCGTGCAAAGTTAGACATATTTCCACATTATTGCGTTTTCTGGTATAATAAGCGGAACAATTGTTCCGCTTTTGAGTTCAGGAGAGTACCTTTGAGTACCGAAGCAACCCTATGGGCGATAACCCAAGATTACCCCAAAGACATCATTTATCATCAAAGCGATATTTCCCCTTACTGCACTGGGTCGTTTTATCTAGGCAGCGATTACTTTCGGGATTTCCCTACCTACCTACGGGTCTGTATTCAATCAACGTTCCCGCATCTGTTATCAGCCCGCGCCGACTCCGTTCCAGAAAACCCGCAACCAATTACCGTAGGCGGGATCGCTGAGTTTGAGCGCCGGGCGCGGCAGTGGCCTACGTGCGAGTGGTACAAAATGGAATACGGGGAGTCTTATTTTCAGCATGAGGGCTATACATACAAAAACCTACCGTCTGGCGCACAGGGCTTAGATGAGGGTTTGCTACAAGACACCGTAGACTGGCTGACCAAGTATACAGACCACAGTTTACTGATGGAGGTGGATGGATGAGCGACAATAACGAGATACCACCTGTGCCTCAACTTCCGAAAAACATTAGACCCGCTTGGGAGAGTTACGACAATCGGATTCCTGACGAAAGCGAAATTGCGCGACTGGCAAAGCCAAAAGTAGACCCGCCTGATAGTAAATGGTTGGACAAAGCGCTCACTGTCGTAGGGCGCTTTCTGAGAACGGAAGCGACTCAACTAGAGGCAGGTAAGTGGGTACATTTTACGTGGCCTGCAATGCGCGATATGGGTGGAAGCAGACGCAAATGGAATAAACACTACAAGGCAGTTATCCCCTATCTAACGGGTAGGGGTTACATCGTGGGGTATGTAGATGCGTTTGGTCTTGTGGCTTTACGCATCCAACTTAAAAGCAAAAGTTTGGAAAACCAAAATCATGAAAACCAGTAACCCGTCCCCCGTCCCCCCAAATCGTAATCAGCAAACTACCGTTGCCTTCGTTCTCGTAATCGTCGGCATCCTTTTGTTAGCTGCTAGCTACGGCTTCCTTGCTGGCATAATCGGTTTACTGGTCGCCCTGTTTGCCTGTTATCTTGGCAGCAATACGCCGCCGACGCGGAAACAGTCATCGCTAACGATGACAGAGCGCAAGATTGGCAACAAAAAAGCGGATGGAGAGGAGCGGTTACAGTGATTGATGGCAAGATCGTATTAGAATATGACTTTAGAGATGTCACGATTGCAGACCGGGAGTTTCTTCTAGAGGTATGCGCTAACGAGGACAAGCTATCAACGATAGCCAATTTTATACGGATGCTGGAAATCGCGCAGAAACACACGAACACGAATATCTACGATTTTTCTGTGGAGCACGTACCAGCTATTGTAGAAAGTTTTCTAATTGCGCTACAAGAATATCTTACCCAATTCGAGAAAAGGAACCCCAATGACAAATACGACAAATATCGAAACGCAGATCAAAACACAGAATGAAGGTGGGACGTGGGATTGGCGTTCAGATGTTTTAGATGCACGCCAGCGAGAAGAACTTGAAATCGCTGAGTCATACACACGCAGCCATGACGCGGTAGATGGGCATGACCTGCGCGTGATACTGGCGAGGCTAGCAAAGGCGCTAGATAACCTAAGAATAGAAGCCACAGATTGGCATGATCGTGCCGAATGACGGGGAGCGGTTACAGTGATTGATGGCAAGATCGTATTAGAATATGACTTTAGAGATGTCACGATTGCAGACCGGGAGTTTCTTCTAGAGGTATGCGCTAACGAGGACAAGCTATCAACGATAGCCAATTTTATACGGGTGCTGGAAGTCGCGCAGAAACACACGAAAGCGAATATCTACGATTCCCCCACAGAGTACGTAATAGCTATTGTGGAAGGTTTTTTAACTGTGCTAAAAGACAATTTCGTTCAACTCAGTAAAGGTAAACGTGATGACCGATAACCAGAACACAGGTATAAGTAAAGTCGCATACAAATGGGTATATCTTTGGCTAACCATAATGCTGTTAACAGTGTTGGGAATCATTGCTAAAAGTATACCGTTTTTAATATGTTTCTCTATCACCTTACTCATAGCGCTCATCGCTGTAGGGTTCAGTATGCAATTCAGCAAAAGGATACCCAATGACCGATAACCAGAACACAGACAACAGTAACCCGATTCCTCATGCGGATGACATCCGTAAACAGTCGCTTGATAGCCCTGCTGACGTGCAGGTGTGGGTAGCGGAGATGCTGGAAACGGTAGCGGCTTTCATACGGAAGCATACAGACGCGCTCAATGAGGGGCGCGTTATCCGGTTTTACCCAGTAGAAGATGGCGTTAGCCGGATGTGGGAATTGCATGGATACCGGATTACTCCTGCTGTAGAGCAACGCGGTTACAAAGTGGATGTTGGCTTACCCATTTCCGGCGAACTGATGACACAGGAAACGAAAACCGTCCTCTTGATTTCGCTGCCAAAGCCGGGTAGCGGGAAGGTGATCGCAGAGTGATCGTTTATATCGCAAAATACCTATTTCTTTCAATGTCGGCATTTGGTGGGTACACGAATGACCCTATAGGTGTATTTACAACGCGAGAAAAAGCCTTCGCTGCACTGACATTGACAACGCATAGAGAATACGGCGACGGGGTGGTTTTGGAAGCAACGACGGGCGCATCACGTAGAATGACGGGCTACTGGATTGGTTTTCCGAACTTTCGTTTTGTTGGCAATATCATTGAATGCGAGATGGACGAACCCCTATACCAGGAAGCGAAAGCCATCCTCTTGCTTTCGCTTCCAAAGCCGGGTAGCGGGAAGGTGATCGCCGAATGACCGTTATCATTGGCCTCGAACACGAAAACCACGTTTACATGGGCGGCGATAGTATTTCTCTCAGCGGGTGGAGTAAAGCGCCCATCGCTGGCGAAAAGGTGTTCAAGCGCTCTTTTAAAAGCGGCATCCTATCCCGCGATTTCATCTTCGGTTTCGCTGGCAGCCCACGCGCCGCCCAGCTTGTCGAATACCGTTTACAGCCGCCCGTTATCAGTGATGCCGCCGATACCGACGCATACATGCGGACGGATTTCATTGATGCCGTGCGGACGTGTTTTCGGAATGGCGGTTTACTGACAACGGAAAACGGGCAAGAGAAGGGGCATCCGTTCCTTGTTGGCTATCGGGGCAGCTTGTACTTTGTAGGCAGCGACTTCTCAGTTGAGGATTACCAGCGCGGATTCTTCTGCATCGGCGCGGGTGATGACGTGGCAACGGGCGCGATGGCAGCACTCAGTGATCTGCCGCCGGAAGCCCGTATTCTGAAAGCGTTACAGGTCACGGGTGATCTGTGTGCGGCGGTCTGTGAGCCGTATTATGTGGAGGTGGTATGAAAGATGAAAATAATTCAGAGCCTAAAGTAATAACCGTAAACCAAATACGATTGCAAGCCGATTTAGCGGAGATTTGGGAGAAACTACACCCCGAAGATAAGGTAGGAGTC